GGAAGGATTAAAGATTAGAACGGAGCAAGAGGAAGGAGTAAAAGAGCTGATTTGCAATGTGAAGACCCACATCAACGAGTGGGGAGTGCGCACCTACTTTTTGGAGAACATGGAATACTACGAAAAGCGCGCCAACGTTTACGGCTACTCCGACGACCCCATCCGCTTTTCCCTCCTATCCCGCGGAGCGCTCGAATTCCTGCGCCACTTCGAGTGGAAGCCCCAGGTTATCCACTCCAACGATTGGCAAACCGGAAACCTGTCCAATTTTTTAAGGACGGCTTACGGCAAATCGCGGGATTTAGCGGGGATTGCCACGGTCTTTACCATTCATAACCTCTTTTATCAGGGAATGTTTGACCACCGCCAGGTTTCAGAATTGGATTTTGACGACGGCAAGTCCCCGATTGCCCCCTTATTTGATGAGCGGCTGAGGCGGCAAAACTTCATGAAGCGGGGGATTATCTATTCCGATGTCGTCAACATGGAAAATCATCACCAGGTAACATTCCTGGTGAATATCGAACTTGGCTCGACTGGAACGGCAACTCTGACCGTTCAGGCGTGCGATGACGTGGTGCCAACCACCCGCTCTGCGGTGCCGTTCGCCTATCAGAAATATCTCACGGCGTCCGACGTTCCGGCGGCACCAGTGCAAGTGGCTTCGACCGGATTTGTGACTACGGCGGAAGCCACGGCGCAAATGTACGTCATCAAGGTCGATGCAGCGGTGCTTGCGGCCAGCGGCTATGGCTACGTTCAACTCAAAGCGGTCGAAGGCACCAACGATCCGGTTGCCGGTTCGGTTGTGATTGAACTCGGCCAGCCGCGCTACAACGATCAAATCCCGGTCACGGCGATCGTCTGATCTCTCTGAACTGACAGTCTGAGTTTCGACGGGGCGGCAATTCTGCCGCTCCGTTATTCCCTTATGCCTCACACTGGAAAGGACCCAGGATATGGCCAAGACCGAACTCTTCGTCCGCAAGCAATCGGGCGGTATGTTTTCCGTCGTCAACGAAACGTTGACGACCGGCAACATCTTTTTTGTCAATTCCGCAACCGGCACCGATGCGGCTGGTTACGGACAGAATCCCGACGCGCCGTGCGATACGCTCGACTACGCGATCGGGCTTTGCACCGAGAATAACGGCGACCGCATCTATGTGATGCCCGGTCATGCGGAAACCATCGTCGCGGCTGGCGGCGTCACCATGGACAAAGCTGGCGTCGAAGTCATTGGTCTTGGCCAAGGCACCGATCGCCCGGAATTTACTTTCGGGACATCCAATGCCGCCAGCATTCTGACCTCGGCAGCGAATTGCAGCATTCGCAACATTGTTGGCATCGGCAACAAGGACGGGCTCACCCAGCCGTTTGATGTGACGGGCGCCAACTGTTCGCTCGATATCGAATGGCAGGATACATCGTCAACGATTGAGGCAGTACGCGCCGTGCTGGCGACGGCCGTGGCCAACTTCAATCTCAAGATCAAGTATCGCGGCCTCACCGCCGGCAATAGTGCGGTCAACGTCGTTAAACTTGACGCCGTCACAGGGGGGCGTGTCGATATCGATTCTTACGGCAGAAATTCAACGGCCGCCGTTGAATTCGACGACACGGCCTGCGTCAATATTGATATTGTCGGCTATATCTACAACGCCGATTCCTCGGGCGGCAACAAACTTGTCGTCGATACCGCGACGGGGTCGACTTGGTTTGCCGATATCCGCGACGGCGTTGCCGGTGCCAAGTTCTCTGGCGGCTCCGGTGCATCTGGATTAGCGGCCGATGACGTATCGACGGTAGCCACGCTTATCGGCACGGCCGATTTAACCACCACGGATAATCTGCACGGCAAGATCGGTACCGATACCGAGATGGCCGATCGGTCGCTGTACGACTTACTTAACGGCGGCGGTCCGGCAGCGGCGGATGCTGCGGCGGCGCCGGCCAATGACGTGTCGATCTATTCCGTGATCCGGGATATCTGGGACGCGGTACGCAATGGCACGGGTGGGTCGGAACCCGGCACCAACAAATCGCTAGCGGATGCGCTCGGCTTCGATGGTGTTGCGGCGATTGCGGCTTCGGCCGGCATGTTGCGCACGGCGACCGGGACGGAATTTCTTGTCAGTAAAACACTTGTCGCCAGCGCCATCGTCGGGGCCGGCGTTGATCTCACTGCCGTCTCCACGGTCGGAAACATTCTGATCGAGGATATCATCATCCAGAATGCCGGCACACAGATCGATTCCGCAGCCAACGGCGGTGTGCTCGTAATCTACACCGACAACGTGGCCGGCAACGGCTCCTTCATCACCGATGCGGAAGCAAAGCTGTTGGCGAACGTGGTGCTGAGTGGAGTGACACACACCACCAACAACAAAGTGGTGCTGGAAACCGGCAAGAAGGTGATGGTAAAGGCGACCACGGAAGACTTTACGTCCGCCGGCAACGTCACGTTCCACCTGATCTGCCGCCGCCTCGCCGACAACGCGACACTCACCGCAGCGGCGTAAACGGCAATCTGCCTCTAAGGGCGCGGTCACATCGGCCGCGCCCAAATCCTTTTTCGGGAGAAAGCCATGGCCGTCGCCGGTTCAATTACTACCACCACGTCAGATATTGGTGGCGGCTATACGAAATACAGCATGGCTTGGCTTTCGGACGGTGCTGGAATAGTCACGGAAAATCCCGTCCCGATCCAGCGCGGTCATATACACCAAGTCAAATTCATCCCGGATGCCGGGGCCACACAACCGGACGCTGCTTACGACATAACACTAATCGATGCGATCACGGGCGGCATCGACTTTTTAACCGGCATCGGTGCCAATCTATCGCAAACCGTTCGCAAGATCGGCGTGCCGCAGGTCGGCGATGGAACGACAGCTTATCAGCGGGTGTTTCACGAAGGCGGCGATCTATATCCGACCGTTGCCGCAGCCGGCGCGGCGAATGGTGGAACTATCGTTTTGATTATTGGCTTGTGATCCATGCTCACCGTCACCACGGCTGCGAGTGATTTGAATCTGTTGACACCGGCAGAGTTGCGCGCCGCGGTCGGCGTCGAGGACAGCAGCCAGGATGCCAAGCTGACGACGCTGGGCAAGCGGGTGTCGGCATCGCTTGCCGCCGCGTGCCGGGTGGCGTCTGGCGGCACCAGCCCGCCGACGCTGCGGCTGGAGACACTGTCGGAAACCTTCCGGCTGAAAAGCTGCCACAAGGAACTGATCCTGTCGCGGATGCCGATCGTGTCGGTGATATCGGTCACTGAGGTTGACGCCGCGCTCGCGGTCGACGGCACGGATTTCGAGATCGAGGCCAACGCCGGGATGCTGCGGCGGCTGTCGAGCGACGAGCCGATCGATTGGACGATCGGCAAGACGGTCGTGGTCTACACTGCCGGATGGGCGACGGTGCCGGACAATCTCAAGAATCTTGCGGACAAGCTCGCCGTGGTGTTTTGGGGTGAAGGCACCCGCGATCCGTCGCTCGGCTCAATGGAAATCCCCGGCGTGATTTCCGAGACCTATCGCTACGGCCGCCCGGACGATCCACTGATCCCGGAAGAGATCATGCAGGGTCTTCAGCAAGGCGGCTTCGTCAACAACTGGATTGGATGACGCGATGGACAATCCGGGCCTGAAGAATCTCGGCGACGTTGCCTTGGCCGCGATCAACGCGGCGACGACGGCGACGGTCGTCACGTCGTCGACCGACGATGACGGATCGGCGATTGCCTATGTCGATGGGCTGGATGGAATGCTTGCCGCGACGCTGCAGGCAAACCTGAATTGGGGCTCGGGCGGTACATCGATCAAGGTGATCTGGGAAACCTCACTCGATCAAGGATCGACGTGGTGCGAAGTCTGTCGCATGGCATTCGGCGCGGCGAGCGAAGAGAACTTGGTCAATCTGTCGGCTCTCACGCCGAAGACGACGGTTGTCACGCCGGCGGCGCTGTCTGACGATACCTGCGTCGATGGGATTTTCGGCGACCGTTGGCGCGCAAGAATTCTCACGGTCGGCACCTACGCCGGCAACACGTCGCTGTCGCTGCGGATGAACGCGCGATGAATCTTTGGTCTCGGGTTCTGATTTCTCTGTTTCTGATTTCTTCGCTGGGCGCAGTATTGCTGGCATCTTATGGACTGTCGCTGCTCGGCGAGCCGCAATCCGTATGGCTGTGGCGCGATATGTTCGGTGTGCTGCAATGAGCGTCGAATCCGTCAAGGCATCCTATGCGCGGACGCTGAAGGAGCGGGTGACAATCCGCCGCTACACCGGCTCTGGCTCGAGCCGACCGCGCTTCGATGCCGAAAACATCCGCGCCCGCACGGTCGGCTACGAGCCGCATGAACTGGTTGGCGGCGTGGTGCAGGGTGATCGCAAGATGATCGTGTTCGCCGACGACCTGATCGCCAGGGGAATGACCCTGCCCATCACCACCAGCGACAAAGCCGTGGTGAGGGGCAAGGAGATCGCGATCATGGCGGCGGACGATTCAACGCGGCGGGTGAACGGGAGTCTGATCGCGCTGGAATTGCAGGTCAGGGGATGATCCCGTGGCCATCCGCACTCGCGTTGATCCGATCGACCGCGACGTTGCGCTGATCGTCGACGAATTATTGTCTCCTGCAGCACAAGCCCGGCAATTTGCCGACGAGGCGCGGCAGTTCATCGCGGAGGCGGACGATATCAACCGCCGCGCGCTCGGCCGCGTGCCGCCGCACAAGACCTTCGTGGATGGCCATGAAGGAGCAGCGCTGGAATCGGTTCGTCCGGGTGGCGTCATCGTCCGGGAATACGATCTGATCGCCGATGCATTGACATGGATCGATGCCGAGTTGGCGCGGCGTTCGCCGCGATTGAGTGGGCGCTACATGCGCCATCATGTGTTGTTCGCGGATGGTGTGGTGGTGGATGTAGGCGGAGTCATTCCGCCTGCGGAAAAATATCTGTTCCTGAATACCGTGCCTTATGCGCGCAAGATCGAAGGCGATCTGTCCCGCCCACCGCAGTCCAGACAGGCGCCGGACGGCGTCTATCAGGTGACTGCGCGGGCCGCGAGCAGCAAGTTTGGCAACAGCGCGAAGATCACGTTCACCTATGACTCGCCGTTGTTTGGCGGTGTGTTTGATTGGTCGCAATCGCGGAGTGCAAGAAGGCTGGCAGCTACGAAACGTCGCGGTAACCAGGCCCTGCACACGGCGTGGCTGACGAGGGTGCCGTCGATCCTGATTAGGCCAGGACGGTAGAAGTCTTCTTGAATGGTATTCTGGCAATGGCATTTCCAGGAACGGAAATCCCGCAAGACAGTTGGTAGGCAATGAGATACGGCAGTGCCCCGATGGATTCAGCCCAATCGTAGCCTTCGATAACAGCAAAGATGCCTTCTGGCAGATAGAGTACCTGCTCACCGATCTGGAATTGATCGGCTGGATCGCGCGCCGGTCCTGCGAATTGTTTGGGGTCAGACATTGTGATCCTCCCTGAGTTCGGTCAACAAATGAGAGATCGTCTTACGCCTCTCGACGAGAAGCTTCCTTAAGCGCGCTGAGAAGTCCGATGGGACCGCCCGCTCGCCGGTAAGATAGAATCTGATCGTCCGATCCGATAAATCGAGATCCCGCGCCAATTGACTTTGCCACATCGGGCCGTACAGGGCTTCGCCGCATTCTCTCAAAATCTGGATCGTACGGTCGTTCGATTTCGATGCTGACGACATTATGAATCCCTAGGAGAATGTTGCTGCGGGTCGCAATCGGGTCGGCCATGCCGACGAAGATCGGTCGCGCGGTGAAGTGGGGTTGAACGGTGTTGAACAGCGCGGCGTCGACTGGAAGTCCGGAATCATAGACCAACTCGCGAAGCACATCGTCACCGATGCCGCGATCGGTCACAAACCAAAGATGGGCGCGAAGCTTGGCCCACCCGTCGAAGCTCGCACCATTCGACCATTGATAGGAGCAGGTGACGTTGTGGAATGCCGGCGGCAGCAATCGGCGGAGATAGGAAATCGCCGCATCGGGGTTTGACGCAGGATTGATATCCGCCGGGCATGTGATGCCGTCGAAGTCGAAACAAACCCATCGTGCCCCGGCGTCCTGAAACGTCGGACCGTCGTTTCCTTCGCGATATTTGAGACGCCGAACCGGCTTCATCGGGTCAAGATCGGCGACAGGCTCGCCGCGGATGACGAAGCTGTATGGATCGTTTTCGAGTTCGCAAAGAATATTATGTAGATCGAAGATCGAATCGAATTCGCGCTGTTGAACCCAATAGCGTTTGCTCATTCTAGCGTTGATCTTCCGCATGCCATCGGCATCGGCGACGATCCGCTTGGCCATCGGTTCGTGGTTTGCCGAGGTCAGTATCGTTAAGGAATTCATCGTCATCGCGCCTGTTCCTATGTTCCGTATTGTAGGAATCGTCTGGGCCGCCGTCAATAGGTTTAAAAGCCCTTAATTCTCAAGGTATTCCATGGCATCCGGCGCAGTTTCCGCGGCAATCGAGGATCATCTGACCGCGAATTGGTCGACCACGCCGCTGCTATTCGAAAACAAGGATGCCGATGAATCCGGCAATGCTCTACCGCCGGCAACGCCGGGTTATTTCGTCGAGGTCAGCTTCACCGGCAAGAGCTACGGCCAGCAATCGATCGGGGCTTCGTTACAGGCTGACAACCGCTGGGACGAAGAGGGATTTCTTTTTCTCAACGTCATGATCCCGAAGGGATGGGGATCGCGCGACGGGCGCACCTACGCCAAGAGTTTATGCGATTTGTTTCGCGGCGTGACGCTGCTCAGCGGCAATCTGGAATTTCTCGACGCCTCTATTGGCGAAGGTGAGAAGGGAAAATATGACGGGAATTACTTTCTTCTTCCCGTTGATATCGAGTGGCGCAGAGTTTCAGCTTAACGGAGAAAACAATGGCCTACATCGTCGCGAAGTATCTCACCACAACCCGCCGCAGGCTCAAGATCAATGATCCGGTCACGGAGACGGATGATCTCTCACCGCATACGTTTGCTGATCTCAAAACGCGCGGGTTCATCGTGGAAAAATCAGAGATGGCTGCTGTGTCGACAAAGCAGCCCACAAACCAGCCGTTCCGTCGATTGCCATCCGCTGGCGATGTCGCCTGATTTACCTCTAATCTCATCTGCGCGTTGAGTGACCCGTATTTGCGGGATTGCGGCGCCTATGCGTTTGGCGCGCTGACACCATCCTTGAACTCCAAAGGAGAAAACAATGTCGTCATCTAACCGCGTGCAATTGGTGTCAGTCGTCGAAGCAACGGTTGGCACAACGCCTGGCACCCCGCGCATGCGCACGCGCCGGGATACCGGCGAAGGATTGAAATGGACTCCTACCTTTGTCGATTCTGGCGAGCGGCGATCCGACCGCATGAATTCCCCGCCGATCAAAGCCGGCGAAGATTCCGGTGGCGATATCAAATTCGAGTTGAGCTATCCGTTCCCGGATTCCCCGGCCGATGTCGATATCCAGTCGGCGATGTATAATTCCTGGGTTAATACAAACTCGCGCGATAACGACGGCGTGGCGGATGCGGTTATTACCGATGTGGCAACAGCCGGAACGGTTGTTACCTGCACGACAGGAACAGCGTTCGTGGCCAAGGAGTTGGTGCGGTTCACCGGCTTTGGTGTGACACTCAATAACGGTGTGTTTGCTTGTACCACGGGTTCCGCCACGGTTCCCGCGTTCGTCGGTTCTGGCATTACGAATGAAGTAACGGTGCCCGCAGCCGCGCGCATGAAATCCGTGGGCTTCATCGGTGACTCTGGCGATATCAATGCTACGGCAACCGGGTTGTCCTCGACCACGACGAATTTCACCACGATCCCCGGCTGCGCGGTTGGCCGGTGGATGAAAATCGGCGGTACCGGCGCAGCTTTCCGCTTCGTTACTTCGGCACTCAACGACTGGGGGCGCATCACCGCCGTGACCGCGACTGCTTTGACTTTCGACAATCGTCCGTCTGGTTGGACTACGGAAACCGGTACTGGTCTGACGATCAAGTTCTGGTTCGGCGATCAGATCAAAAACGGTACGACGCAGGTTGGGCAGACGATCGAGAAGGGATTTCTCGATCAGACCACGCCAACTTACATCACCCAGCCCGGCATGGTCGTCTCGCAATATTCCATGGACTGGACCGCCAAGCAGCAGATCACCGGCAGTGTTACCTACATGGGAATGACGGGTGCCGATCAGGATACGGCGGCACTCGATGCCAGTCCGGATGCCAACACATCGCTCACGTCATTCCCGATCATGGCCTGCAGCGCAAACGTCGGCCGTATCGGTGAAGCGGGAGCTTCGCTTGTATCTCCAAATTTCGTCAGGGCGTTGACGTTCCAGATTTCTAACAACATCACATCGATCGAGGCAGTGCCGACCGTTGGTGCCGCCGGGCTCTCCGGACATGCGTGTACGGTGACTGGAACGCTTAATACTTACTTCGGCGATAATTCGCTACTCACAAAGTTTTTCAACGGTACGACAACATCGTTGAACATTCGCGCGGCCAAGGATAGTCGGGCCGTCATCGTCACCTTCCCGCAGATCACCTACAACGGGGAGGGCTCGCCGAATGCGAGTGCGGCCAATCAGGACGTAATGCTCCCCTTGGCGTGGAAAGCTTCGAAGGAAGAAACTTACACCAATGCCCAAGTGCTGATCGACAGAATTGAGTATTGGGAGAGTTGAGTATAAAGTGAGTGGGTTGCCGCTGTGTTTGCATCCCACTCAGAGTACCTTCTATGCCATTACCAAGTGTTGTCCCTGCGGATCAAGCAGATAAACTAGTTTCAATCTATGCGCTGATCGACCCACGCGACCAAACACCGTTTTATGTTGGAGTAACATCAAAAAAACCGAAGGTGCGTTTAAGTTCACATCTCAATGATGCGTGCTATCTTGAGATGAAGGGGGGTCGTTACGATATCATCCGTGCGATTGCGTTAAGCGGCCACCGCGCGGAAATAGTCGAACTTGAAACGGTTAAGCTCTGTAACTGGGTAGAAGGTGAGCAGTTTTGGATTGAATATTTGCGTTTTCTCGGCGCCCGCTTAACAAATATTGGAACAGGAGGGCCGGGAGGGTTTGGTGCAAAACAAACGAAAGAGACTCAACTGCGTCGACAGGCGTCTGCAAAAGGTCGCGATATGTCGCCTCTCCATAGCCCAGAAATAAGGGAGAGGGTTGCAACCTCACTTAGACACAAAATTGAAATTGATGGCGTCGTATATTCAGGGATCAAGGCTGCGGCGCGAGAGATCGGTGTCTCATATGGTGCTCTGCACTATCGCTTAGATGTTGGGCTTGCAAAACGCATTACCCCGAGAAAAAACAATAATGAGCGTAAGCGAAAGGGCGGGTCGCCTTGCGGCGCAAAACATTGGCGAAGTCGACCTGTCACAATAGATTGTAAGGTTTATTGCAGTCGCACAGCCGTAGCTGTTGCTTTTGGTGTTTCCCAATCAGTTGTCGGTACGTGGTTAGTAAACGGTCGTGCTCAATATATAGACGGAGGTCCTCCGCTTTTACG